CAAGGGAATAAATGTTTAGATTGCAGGGCATGCTGGGACCGTGATATAAGAAACATAAGTTACGGTAAACATTAATGACTTTTTATCATCCAAAATATTATAAAGAATTACGCAAGCGTAATAAGCTGGCAGAATCCCGCCAACCAGTAGTGGGCGGCCAGCAACAATCTGGCCAGGCCATTAGCGAATCTAAAACAGTCGACATTGGAGATAGCGTGCGCCCTGGTCAGGGCCTCAAGCAACAAGCATCAAGCGACAAGCTTCAAGCGCCAAGCGAATCAAACAACAAGCCACAAGCATCAAGCGACAAGCAACAAGCATCAAGCTCCAAGCCACAAGCAGCAAGCTCCAAGATCTGAGAACCACGGAAAAGTTTCACGGTGCCCGAACCGAGGTGCTCAATGCAGATGAAGGTGTTGTGCGGATGCCTAACATGGAAGGCTATTTGGTGTGGTGAAAAGCGAACCTTGTTACCCTTTGTGACTTTAAGTTCTACTGTGAAAAAGGTGCCAGAATTATTATAGCCCAATAGATCGGGAGTGCCATGAAGGCTATTGTTTTCAAGTCGAATCCAACTAATATTCGTAATTCTTTTACGAATTTTTTCATAAAATTTTCTCTCAGGTTTCAAGGTAACTAGGGTGTCTAATCTATGGGAGTAGGCGCGATAATTAACTGTTCTTTTGTAGGTTTTAATACAACACGAATAGAATTTTGTCCAATTAAATTTGCTTCTTGCACTTCAATTCTTCCAATCTCCTCTAGATGATTATTAATCTGCATATATATTCTGGCGTTAGACACAGCAGTTCCTTTCGTGCCATCGGTAAATTTATCAAGGTACTCTTGTAAGTGCTTTACGAACATTCTTTAACTCCTCTCTTAACTCACCATTTAATTTTTTGTGAGCTTCATTTATTTCTTCCAACTCTCTAACTCTTAGCTGCAGCTTTTCTATCTGCACTTCTAAGTCATGAGAACCTCTATCGTCCTTATATACTTTCATGATTGACAATATAGGATAGTTACCTTAAATTGTCAATCATGGGACTACCAAAAAGATTAACAGAAATGCAAAAAAGATTTGCCGAGCTACTTGTGTTTGGTGATGAGACTGGACCACTGACACAAACAGAGGCGGCTATCAAAGCAGGTTACTCTGAGAAGAGAGCACGTCAAGAAGGTTCTGAACTTACAAATCCAAAACACTCACCGCTTGTTGTAAAATATATTGGTGAACTACGTGAAGAAAGAATTAGAAAACATGAAGTGACGTATGAGAATCACATCGCAGAACTTGGTAGACTTAGAGAGGCAGCTCTTCGTAAGGGCTCTTTCTCTTCTGCTGTAAACGCTGAAACAAATCGAGGCAAGGCAGCAGGACTATACATAGACAGAAAAATAATAAAAACTGGTAAACTAGAAGATATGTCAGAACAAGAACTAGA